GATCCCCGGTGAAGGCATCTATTGCAAAAACGGTATGTTTGTAGGTGTTGGCGGTTCTGTAACAGCAACGGTGTTTTATGGCTAAATCTCCAGCATGGCAACGCAAAGAGGGCAAATCCGAGAAGGGCGGCTTGAACGCCAAAGGCCGAGCCTCCGCCAAAAAGCAAGGTATGAATTTGAAACCTCCCCAGCCGGAAGGCGGCTCTCGCAAAGACTCTTTCTGTGCGAGGATGGGCGGGATGAAAAAGAAGCTAACAAGTGCAAAGACAGCAAACGATCCAAATTCACGGATCAACAAAGCTCTTAGAGCATGGAATTGCTAACATGGAACTGATGGTCTGGAACGTAATACTCTCCTTTGCATCAGCACTGCTGCTGTTTTGGGTAAAGGTGTCCCACGATGAAGTAAAACGCCTAAGTATTCTTTTGAGCAAAACTCGTGAAGAAAACGCAGAAAAGTTTGTAACCAAATCAGATGTTCATAATGACATTAACCGAGTGCTGGCCAGATTGGATCGTCTTGAAAGCAAGATAGACGACTTTATGAAGGAGCATCGCAGTGCCCTCAGTTAGTAAGAAGCAACACAATTTCATGGCAGCGGTGGCTAACAACCCATCGTTTGCTAAGAAAGCAGGCGTCCCACAGTCTGTGGGTAAAGAGTTTAATCAGGCCGACAAAGGTCGTAAATTTTCTAAAGGTGGCGATATGAAAAAGATGAATATGGGTGGATACGCAGACGGTGGCATGACCATGGTCAAAAAAGGCGACAAGATGGTTCCTGACTTTGCTGCTGACGGCAAGGGCAAGATGGCCAAAGGCGGCATGGCTAAAGGCAAAATGCCAGCAGCTTTGGCTAAGCATGCAGGCATGCCAGCTTCCAAGGCTCACAAAGGTCTGAAGGCTGGCGGTATGGCTGCATCCAAAATGGGTTCGGTTAAAACTTCTTCTAGCCGTGATGGTATTGCTACTAAAGGCAAAACCAAAGGCACAATGATTACCATGAAAAATGGCGGGAAGTGCTAAGCCATGAAAAAATACGCTGAAGGTGGTATCTATACCGCTGAAATGGGTAAACCTCCTACTGACCCAGAAGGCGTACCCGCTGTAAAAAAGACCGCGCCTAAGCCTGCGCCTAAGAAAACTGCGCCTCCAAAAGACACAGTGTTCCGCGAAGGTATGCCAGTTCCACAAGACAAGGATGGCGCATCTGTGAGTAAAACTAAGAAGATGGCCAGTGGTGGCGTTACCCGTGCAGACGGTATTGCTCAGCGTGGTAAGACACGCGGAAAGATGTGCTGATATGGCAACCGCAAAACCCGCAGGCAGTGTAGTTAAGTCTTTAAAAAAGGCTGGGTTTTACGGTGCAAGTGAACCCAAACGACTGGCTATCATTAACAAAGTTACAACCAAACCCCAGCGGATAAAGATGGTTGATAAATTGTTTTTAGCCAAAAAAGCTAAAGGTAAAACAAAATGATGCCAAGCCGTGGTATGGGAGCCATATCCCCAAGCAAAATGCCCGGTGCAAAGAAAAAAGCACGTCGGGACGATACTGACTTTACTCAGTATAAAGAGGGCGGCAAAGTTAATGCTGCTGGCAATTACACCAAACCCGGCCTTCGTAAGAGAATTGTGTCTCAGGTAAAGTCCGCAGCAACCCACGGTACAGGCGCAGGCCAATGGTCAGCCCGTAAAGCACAACTTGTTGCTAAGAAGTACAAAGAAGCTGGCGGGGGGTACAAAGATTGAAAGCCCCTCAAAAATCGCTCAAAGATTGGGGTGACCAGAAATGGCGCACTAAGTCTGGTAAACCGTCAAGTAAGACGGGAGAGCGGTATTTGCCCGAAGCGGCTATTAAATCTTTAAGCCCAGCAGAATACGCAGCTACAACCAAAGCCAAACGTGCTGGTAAAGCATCTGGTAAACAATTTGTAGCGCAACCTAAAACTATTGCAAAGAAAACAGCGGGGTTCAGATAATGGCATCTCTATACGAACAACTAATGGCTTCCAAAGGCGCTCCAAAGGCAGCCGGGGCTTCTAATTCCACACAACTTCGTAAAGCTCCTATGAGCTTGCGTTCTGCCATGCGTAAGTACGCAGAAGGCGGTGATGTTAACGGTCAGGGCTTTGATGATGGGCGGGATATGTCCCGTTCTGTAATGCAAGGGGCCCCCATGCAAGGTGGCAATCTAGGTGCTGGTTTGGCGCAAGCGGTTCAAGGGATTCAAGGCGGCAGGCTGCAAGGTAATGACTTTACGCAGGCTTTGATGGACATTGCTAAACAAGCTCAAACACAAAATCAGCAAGATATTGTTGAGCCTAGATTTCCAGAAAGAGTGCGCCCCCCAGAGCGTCCAGAAGAGCCGCGTTATGAAGAGCCACGTTATGAGGAGCCACGCCGTCCAGAAGAGCCGCGTTATGAGGAGCCACGCCGTCCAGAAGAGCCACGTCCAGACCCCCGTTCCCCAGAGATTTATCCACAGGACTACGCTGGCCCAAGGACTACAGGTTCAACACAAACTCAAGAAATAGGGCCACGCACTTCTTACCGCATAAACGATGATGGTTCAAGAACTGAAATTGGCTACGACGGTCAGCCTATTGCTAACTACACGCCAGAGCAATTGGCTATGCATTACGCCACGATGGGTATTGGCCAGCCCGAGTATCGTTATGTTTGGAATGGCCAAGGATACGATAAATTGCCAAATGGCCCACAAATTGGCTATGACCCCGGCACAACTACTGCGCCCTATCCAGAAGAGCCAACTACTGCGCCAATGCCAATGTTTCCTGACACAGCGCCTTACCCAGACACAGCTCCAATGCCAATGTTTCCTGACACAGCGCCAATGCCTGTAGATTACTACAACCCATCACCCCCTATGGACTTTACACAAGATCCGGGGTTTACTCCAATGCCAACGCCCATAGGAGTAGCAAAATCCTTAGAAAGAGGTGGTGATATTGGAAAGCTATTGCAAGACTTAACTTCACGTTCAGGTGGTCAACAAAGTGAGGGCTTAGCCGCATTGATTGCAAAAGCACTTGCTGGTGGGGGCGGAGGCGGTTCGTTAGAAGAACAACGCAGATTGATGAGTCTTCTTGAAATGTTAAAGGGCAGATAATGACTACTACCGGCTCAACCCTCTTCAACATGGAGTTTACCGAGATCGCTGAAGAAGCGTGGGAGAGGGCTGGCCGTGAGATGCGTACTGGTTATGACTTGCGCACAGCGCGTCGTTCTATGAACTTAATGACCATTGAGTGGCAGTCCAAAGGCATCAACATGTGGACAATGGAACAGGGGATCATTAACTTGACCCCCGGTTTAGCTACGTATGCGCTGCCAAAAGATACTATTGACCTTCTAGAACATGTAATCCGTACGGGATCTAACACTGCTTCTACGCAAGCCGATTTAACCGTTTCACGCATTAGCGTCTCAACTTATGCAACTATTCCAAACAAGCTTAGCCAAGCTCGCCCAATTCAAGTCTGGATTCAAAGACTTTCTGGCGAAACTAATCCAACCAATTCAGTCTTGGTGGGCGCGGTTACGTCAACGGACACCACAATAACGCTTAACACCATAGTGGGTTTGGCGGGTTCTGGTTTTATCCGCATTGATTCAGAAGATATTTACTACACATACGTATCAGGGAATACCCTAGGTGGTGTGTACCGTGGTCAAAACAACACAACTGCCGCATCCCATACTGATGGCTCAGCTATTTTTGTACCCCAGCTTCCTGCTGTAACAGTTTGGCCTACGCCTGATAACAGCACGCCGTATCAGTTTGTGTACTGGAGACTTCGCCGAGTGCAAGATGCTGGCGCTGGTGTTGAAACCGCTGACATGAACTTTCGCTTTTTACCGTGCCTTGTAGCTGGTTTGGCGTATCACATTGCAATCAAAGTACCTGAATTGATGCCCCGCATCCAGATGCTTAAACAGATTTACGATGAGACCTTTGAGATTGCCGCTGGTGAAGACCGAGAGAAAGCTCCGCTTCGCCTTGTTCCTAGGCCAATGTTTATTGGAAGTGGCGGGGGTTACTAATGGGTAATCGGTACGCATCCGGCAAGATAGCGATTGCTGAATGTGATCGCTGTGGTCAGCAATTTAGGTTAAAACAACTTAAGACTGAAATCATTAAACAGCGTAAGTATGAATTGTTGGTTTGCCCTGAGTGCTGGGATCCAGATCAGCCACAGTTAATGTTAGGTACGTTTCCAGTAGATGACCCACAAGCTTTGCGTAACCCGCGTAGGGATACAACGTATGTAACTTCTGGTGTTAACTCGGCTGGTAACTTGTCAGGCGGTTCACGAGACATTCAGTGGGGCTGGGCTCCAGTTGGTGGGTCTAGATTTTTTGATAATGAATTGACACCAAACTACTTGGTGGCAACGACATTTGTTGGTACAGTAACGGTTAGTTAAGGAGATTAAAATGGCATTTAGAAAATCAGCCGACGGTATTGCTAAAAAAGGTAAAACCGAAGGTAAAAATTTAGGTGATAGCGGCCCTACTGCTGGCATGATGCACGGCGGTAAAGGCAAAGGTAAGGGTAAAACCAATGCCGATATGAAGACTATGGGTCGTAACTTGGCAAAAATTGCTAATCAGAAACGAGGCTAATCATGGCTACATACAGCAAAAAATTGATGGGTAAAGAAGTTGGCGATGCCAAAGTCTATGCTAAACCACACACAATGTCTGGCAAAGCTGTCAGTGCTTCTACTAACCCCGGCTCTGGCCCTGACCACAGTGATGCAAATACAGTCAATATGTCTGTAGGCAACATCTCTCGCCGTCCACAGCCAGCCGCTAAAACTTCGGGTATCAAAATGCGTGGCGCAGGTGCAGCGACTAAAGGTGTAATGTCAAGAGGCCCAATGGCATGAATTACACCGAGCTTGTCACGCAGGTAAGCGATTACTGCGAGAACTCTTTCCCAACTGACAATATGAATGTGTTCATTCGTCAGGCGGAGCAGCGCATCTATAACACCGCGCAGCCAGCTAATTTGCGAAAGAACGTGACGGGCATATTAACCACTGGTAATAAGTATCTTCAGTGCCCAACAGATTTCTTATCTGTTTACAGCCTTGCCGTATACCCGTATAACACGACAACTGCCACAGGAACATCTGGGCAGAAAACAATTGTGGTTGCTAGTACGACAGGTATTGCAGTAGGTCAGCAGGCAACCGGCACAGGAATTGGCACTAACGCACAGGTTAGAAGTATTGTGGGGACTACGGTCACCTTAACAGTCGCAAACAACGGTACGGTATCAGGCTCTATTGCCTTCCAAGGTGATTACTTATATCTTTTAAACAAAGACGTTAACTTTATCCGTGAAGCTTACCCTTTGTCTGCATTTGCATCTGAGCCTAAACACTACGCCATCTTTGGCCCCCGGTCAGACAATGTAAATGAGTTGACGTTTATTGTTGGCCCTACACCAAGTGCTGCATACAACGCAGAGCTTCATTACAACTACTACCCTGAGTCTATTGTCACTGCCGAAACCACTTGGCTAGGCGATAACTTTGATTCTGTTTTGTTGTATGGAACTATATGCGAAGCCTATACCTACATGAAGGGTGAGGCTGACATGGTGGCTCTTGCTCAACAACGTTACGTACAAGCTATTGCTCTGTATAAAAACTTGTCGGATGGCAAACAACGTGCTGATGCTTATCGTGATGGTCAAATTAGGGTGGCTGTTTCATGAGCAGTATTCTCCAAACCCAGACCACTAGTTTCAAAACGGAGCTATACACAGGCGTTCACAACCTGTCTTCAAATACGTTAAAGATAGCCCTGTATACGGCTAATGCCAATTTAAACGAAGCCACTACTGCTTACACGACAAGTGGTGAAGTGACTGGTACGGGTTATGTGGCTGGTGGCGTAACGCTAACGGGCGTAACCATTAGCTCGTCTGGTTACACGGCGTATGTAGATTTTGCCGATGTGGTGTTTAACGCTTCAGTAACGGCTCGTTGTGCTTTGATCTACAACGTTACCCAAGGTAATAAATCCATTGCTGTGTTGGACTTTGGGTCTGACAAGACTTCTACTAATTTCACTATTACAATGCCTGCAAACACAGCAACAGCAGCATTGATTCGTTCTTCTAACTAAGGAGTCATCATGACTATTGAAAAAACCAAAGCCACTGACGTTGTTTCTAGTGGTCTGACTTGTAACACCAAAGCCGGTGAGGACGCAAAGGCGACCGGTTTATTTGAAATCAAATGCCATGACAAAGATGGTAACTTGAAGTGGACTGCTGAGTCTAAGAACTTGGTGGTTAACGCGGGTCTGGCATACATGGCGGGCAGTGCTTTGACCTCAGTAACCCAGATCACCACTTGGTATCTTGGCTTGTACGGCGCTGGCGCTTCTAATACACCTGCGGCGGGCGACACAATGGCTTCCCATGCTGGTTGGACAGAAGTTACGGCATACAGCAACGGAACCCGTGTGACTGCTACTTTTGTAACAGCTACAACCGCTAATCCATCCGTGGTAACTAATACAGCTTCACCAGCCGTGTTTAACATTAACGGCACGGCAACAGTTGGCGGTGCGTTTTTGACGAGCAACGATACTAAAGGTGGCACAACAGGAACATTGTTCTCTGCCGCTGACTTTGGCTCACCCGGTGACCGTTCTGTGGTGAACAGCGATACTTTATCTGTGACTTACACATTCAGCTTGGCGGCTTAATATGGCTGGGTGGGGTGACGGCTTATGGGGCGAACAAGGGTGGGGTGGTTTTACCGCCTTCACTAGCTCCGTAGACGAAACCTCTACAGGCACGGACGCGGTTACATCGGCACTCAGTGTTGATGCCTCAGTTGTTGAAACGGGTACGGGCACAGATGCAATAACAGCGTTGCCAACGTATTTTCCGGCAGTAACGGAAACGGCAACGGGAACAGATGCTGCTGAAGGGGGGCCGTTGTATGCTACAACGGTAACAGAGGCAAGCACAGTAACAGATGCGGTTTCTTCGGTCATAGCTGTAGTCGCGGTAATTACTGAGACTGCTACGGGTACAGATGCAACAGTAGGTGGCGAAGTATACGATGCGGTAATAGCGGGCACGGGTTGGGGCGAGAGCGCTTGGGGGTACAACTCTTGGGGTGGGGTTGGTGAGCTAGCTCTTGCTTCAGACGTTGTAACGTCTACGCTGGGGATTAGTGTAGCGGTAACAGAAACGGCAACGGGAACAGATGTTGTAACAGCGGGTATAGCGTTTGCGGCACAGGTTACTGAGACAAGTACGGGTAGCGATGCAATAACGGCGTCACCAACGTACTTCTCAACCATAGCGGAGACGGCAACGGCGGCGGATGCGGTATCGAGTGTTCCTGTGTACGCGGCTACAGTTGCGGAGACAGCAACCGGAACAGATAACATAGCTGGAAGTCTTGTATATTTTGGTGATGTGCAGGAAACAGCGACAGGCACAGACGCAGTAACGGCGGTAGTTGTAGTTAATGCGGCAATTACAGAAACCGCTACGGGGTCAGATGCAGTCACAGCAACGGCAAGTTTTGGTTCCTCGGTAACGGAGACAGCAGTAAGCGCGGATACATTGGCGGCAGCGGCGGCGTTTGTTGCCTCTATTGCAGAATTGGCAACGGGCATAGATTCAATCACAGCACGACCTTTCTGGGAAATAATAGATGACACGCAGAACGCAAACTGGCAAAATATTGGTAACACGCAAACGGCGGGGTGGACTGCTGTTGCAACAACTTAGGAGCATTAAATGACTACAGGCGCAACGGGACAACTAGGACTTGCCTTACCGGTACAGGGTGAACTTTCTGGTACATGGGGCAATACGGTTAACAACGGTATTACCGAATACACCAACATTGCTATTGCAGCCACACTGACGCTAACAAATGATGGCGCGGTAACTCTTGCAAACACTACAGGGGACGCTTCAGCTTCTAACATCGTATCTACCTTGACAGGTGCGGGTACGGTAACAGCGCAGTTTGCCATCGTCAGAGTTACGGGCACGCTAACAGTGGCCAAAGTAGTAACGGCTCCAAGTTACAGTAAAACGTACACAGTGGTGAACGCCGCCACTGGCGGTATTGTGACGTTTAAAGCAGCGGGGCAAGCCGGTGTTTCTATCGCTGTGGGTGAGTCAGCTTATGTGTACTTTAACGGCACTGACTATGTGAAGCTGGCTTCTACTGTAGATAGCGGAGTAACTTCATTTACTGCTGGCACAACAGGGCTTACCCCTTCTACAGCCACAACTGGCGCAGTTACTTTGGCTGGCACGTTGGCTCCAGCAAATGGCGGTACAGGTGTAGCAAATAATGCGGCAATGACAGTAACGGGTTCAGGAAACTTTGCATACACAAGAACACTAACAGGCGCAACCAACGTCACTTTTCCCACAACGGGTACATTGGCAACTTTGGCGGGTACAGAGACTTTCACCAACAAGACTCTGACAACGCCAATAATCTCAAGTATCAGCAACACGGGTACATTGACGCTACCAACAAGCACCGACACATTAGTGGGTAGGGCAACAACTGATACGCTGACCAACAAAACGCTGACAAGCCCAACGCTGACAACCCCAGCACTGGGTACTCCCGCAAGTGGTGTATTAAGTTCTTGCACGGTTGATGGCACAAACAGCGTTGGATTTTTAAACATCCCACAAAACAGTCAATCGGCAGCTTACACATTGGTTTTAGCCGATGCTGGTAAACACATTTTTCACCCAGTTGGTGACAATAACGCTAGAACATTTACTATTCCCGCAAACTCAAGCGTTGCGTTCCCAATTGGAACTGCCATCACATTCATCAACATGGCTGTGGCAAACGTCACGATTGCCATCACAACAGACACATTGGTTTTATCTTCCGCAGGTACAACAGGTTCACGAACCTTGGCTACAAACGGATCAGCAACCTGCATTAAGATTACCTCAACATCTTGGCTTATTTCAGGGAGTGGTTTAACATGAGTGGTGCACTACAAGCTGTTTTTACAAACCTTAGATCATTTATTGTTCCCGCAGCAGCGGGTCAAGAAGCATTTACAACTGCGGGTACTTATACATGGGTTGCACCTGCGGGTGTAACTTCAGTTTCTGTTGTTTGTGTTGGCGGTGGTGGCGGTATGGGTAATTTATATGTTGATCCCACAGATTTTTATTACGGTGGTGGTGGTGGAGCATTAGCGTATGCAAATAGTATCACTGTAACCCCCGGATCAAGTTATACCGTAGTGGTTGGCGCAAGGGGTGTATCAACTGGAATTTCCGCTGGTACAAATGGTGGTGACAGTACCTTTAACGGAACTACTTGTGGCGCACAAGGTGGGCGAGGAGGCACTACTTCTGCGGTTGGAGCTGGTGGTACTGTATTAAATGGTACAGGCGGCTCTGGTGGGGCAGGCGGTGGTGGTGGTGCAACCTCATATGCCAATGCTGGAGCTGGAGGTGCTGGTGGTTATTCTGGCGCTGGTGGTATTGGAAAATCTACTGGTGGAACTGGGGGCGCTGGCGCTGGTGGTAATGGTGCTTCTGGCGGCGGTGTTGGCATACTTGGAGAAGGAACAAGCGGAGCCTATGGAGCCGTGGGAGTTGGTACTGGTGGCAGTGGCGGTACAAATGGAGATAGCCCTCAATCTGGCGTTGGTCAAGGTGGTCTATATGGCGGCGGTGGTCTTAATAATGGCAGAAACGGTGCGGTTCGCATTATTTGGGCTGGCACTAGTGGAATAACTAGAGCGTTTCCGTCAACAAATACAGGGGATTTGTAATGGATTTATTTATTCGTATTGTTGACAATCAACCTTTTGAACATCCAATTTTAAGTAGTAATTTTTGTCAAGCATTTCCTCACATTGATACAAACAATTTGCCATCTGAATTTGTTCGTTTTCAACGGATTCAACCGCCTGTTCTTGGTGACTACGAAGTGTACGAAGGTTTAAGCTATGCTTTAGTAGATGGAATATGCAAAGATATTCATCATGTTCGCCAAATGACGCAAGAAGAAAAAAGTATACAAGATGGTTTACTTGCGCTATTAGCTTTAAAAAACAATAGGGGTTTCACATGAACGATCTAGCATTAAGAGATATTCTTTCTCAATCAGGTTTCCCGTGGACTATCACATGGCCTGATGCTCCCTAATCATGTGGGACTGGGCTGAAGCACTTATTGCGGCGGCCTGTATAGTGGCCTTCGTTATCTTTGGCACGTACATGATTGCATGGAGTTGGGCGTGGTAAATGCGCTGGCTATTGATGCTCTTTTTGGTGTTTCTACCGGGAGCATCTAGTCAAGATAGGAAGACTGAGTACCGCTGTGTGCGGTGGGCGTGGACGGGTGATGTTTATAACCGCAAAGTTGTTTGCCTACAGTGGGAAAAGGTTGTACGGAAATGATGTTAGATCCGGTCACGGCTCTTGAAGGTTTACAAAGCGCCATAGGATTAGTCCGTAAAGCTGCGAAGGTGGCTAACGATCTTGGTGGACTAGCGCCCATGTTGGGCAAGCTCTTTGATGCTAAGAGCCAAGCCACCAAAGCGATGGTTGAAGCCAAGCGGTCTGGCAATAAGTCTAACTTTGCTTTGGCAATGCAGATCGAAAATGCCTTGATGCAAACGGCTAAACTGGAGTCGGAGCTTCAACTGCTTTATATACAGACTGGCAACATAGACGTTTGGAACAAGATCAAGGCTAGAGCCGCTGAGATGGACAGGGATGATGCAATAGAAGCCCGTAAAGCCAAGGATGAAGAGAAGAAGCGCAAAGAGGCCGAGGCTGAACAAATGCAGTGGGCGGCTGCTATTGTTATTATTGTGATGTTTATTGGTGCTGTTGGTTGGGGTATTAATGAAGTTTCTGATCTGTGTGCTAGATCAAGGTGTGGGCGGTGAATGAGTACCAGAAGCAATTTGACCTCTTCCTTAAAGTCTTTGTGCGGTTGTGCATTGCTTGGTGGGTGCTTGGACTGCTCCGCTTCCTGCCAGATGAGTTGGCCTCAAAAATTGTCAATAAACTTCTTGGAATGATTGGACTATGAGCGAACCAAACGAAAAACATGCTTTGATTGAAAAGGTGGCGTTTGCTATCCTGCCAATTCTGTTCACTTGTGTGGTGTATCTAATGAACTCACTATCGCACTTGTCGCATGAAGTGACTGTGTTAAACAACAAGATTAGTTTGGTTGTTACTTCAGACAACAAACAAGCTACCAATACGGGAGCAGAACTAGCCCGTGAGAAGCTACGTCAGGATTTGGAAAAAGAAATCCAAAAGAACCGTGATGACATCATGCACAACCGACAAGACATTGCCGTTATCTACGAAAAACTGGGGAAAAAATAATGCTTTCACTATTCTCAACACTTGGCGGTTTGCTCATATCAGGCTTGCCCAAACTCCTAGACTTCTTCCAAAACAAGGCAGACCAGAAGCATGAGTTGGCTCTTGCCCGTGTGCAAGTAGAACTACAGCTACAGATGATGGCGCAGGGCTTTGCCGCTCAAGAGCGCATGGAAGAGATACGCACCGACCAGATTGCTATGGAAACAGACGCGCAGATGACTGTTGCCGCCTATGACCACGACAAGAAGGTTATGGAAAATGCCAGCACTTGGGTGGTGAACTTTGTTGGAACCGTTCGTCCAATGGTCACTTACATCTTTGTGCTGGAGCTATGTGCAATAAACGCATGGATTGCCTACTACGTTTACAGCCGCCCCAGCTTAATCATGAGCATAGAAGACCTGATCCGCCTGTCTGACATCATCTTCTCCACTGACGAGATGGCAATGCTTGGAGGCATCATAGGTTTCTGGTTTGGCTCACGTAGCTGGAGCAAGAAATGAAACTAGGCGAAGCTGGCGCTAAGTTGATGCACCAGTGGGAGGGGTACAGGACTAAGCCGTACCTCTGCCCAGCCCATATTTGGACAATTGGTTATGGTCATGTGCTGTACCAAGACCAAATTCGTTTGCCTGTAGTCAGGGTGGAGGGTAAAGACACCCCCATGATCCGCAAAGAGATGCCACTGAAACCGGAGGACAACCGTGTCTGGACTAAAGAAAAGATCGAGAAACTATTCCAAGATGATGTCAGACCTACTGAACTTGGTGTTCTACGACTTGCTCCCGCTTTATCTGGTCGTCAAGGGGCTTTCGATGCGTGCGTCAGCTTTGCCTTCAACGCCGGAGTGGGGGCTTTTCAGCGCTCTTCTATTCGGATGAAAATAAACCGTGGTGATTGGGAAGGCGCAGCCGATGCGCTCTTGCTGTATTGCATGGCTGGTGGCAAAATACTCGCAGGGCTAAAAAAGCGCAGGGACGCTGAAAAAGCACTGTTTCTATCTTAGGACTGCCGATGCCTTTAAAAAAACTATTACTGAAGCCGGGTGTAAACAAAGAAAACACCAGATATACCAATGAGAACGGTTGGTATGTATCCGATAAGATGCGGTTTCGGCAAGGTACGCCTGAGAAAATTGGCGGTTGGGTACGTATTTCTGGTGCTATATTCCAAGGCGTTTGTCGTTCTTTGTGGAACTGGATTACCCTCGGTGGGTTAAACCTTGTAGGTGTTGGAACTAATTTAAAGTTTTACATTGAACAAGGTGGTATTTATAACGACATCACCCCTATTCGCGCAACCAGCACAATTAACACTAATCCTTTTGTAGCTACAAATGGGTCGGCAGTTATCACTGTTACAGATACAGGTCACGGTGGCATAACGGGCGATTTTGTTACTTTCAGCGGTGCTGTTGGGCTTGGCGGCAATATCACGGCTGATGTATTAAATGCTGAATATCAAATTACTTTTGTTAGCGTTAACTCGTACACGATTACAGTTACAGCTACGGCAAATGCCACAGATGTTTCAGGATCTCCCGGTGGTGGAGCTTCGGTGGCGGCGGCGTATCAAATTAATACCGGCCCAGCTATTGCAGTTCCTTTGGTTGGTTGGGGTGCTGGCTTTTGGGGTTCTGGTGTTTGGGGTACTGGCGGAACATCTATAAGTACCATTCGCCTATGGAGTCAAAGTAACTTTGGAGAAGACTTAATCTTCAACCCCCGTGGGGGTGCTTTGTATTATTGGGATGCAGGAACTGGTGTAACGTCACGGGGTGTGTTGGTATCTAGCATTATGGGAGCAGACGCAGATACACCTTCTGTGGTTTTGTCTGTATTTGTGTCTGACGCAAGCCGTTTTGTGTTTGCGTTTGGTTGCGATGACTACAGTTCATCTACGCTAAACCCCATGTTAATTCGCTGGTCTGACCAAGAGAGCATTCTTGTTTGGACCCCTGCCATCACAAACCAAGCGGGTAGCTTACAGTTGTCGCACGGTTCTGAGATTGTCACCGCCATCCAAGCTCGTCAAGAGATTGTGGTGTTTACAGATTCAGCCATATATTCACTTCAATACGTTGGGCCACCCGTGGTTTGGTCTTCTCAACTACTTGGCGATAACGTTTCAATTATTGGCCCTAACGCAGTATGTTTGGCCTCTGGCGTAGTGTATTGGATGGGCGTAGACAAATTCTACAAATACGATGGCCGTGTGCAGACTTTGCGTTGTGACCTTAAGCAATATATTTTCCAAGACATTAATACTGCTCAAGCCGCACAGGTGTTTGCGGGGACAAACGAAGGTTTTAACGAAGCTTGGTGGTTCTACTGCTCTGCCAATAGCAATGAGATTGACCTTTATGTAACGTATAACTACTTGGAAGATGTATGGGCATACGGCACATTAGGCCGTACAGCTTGGTTGGATTCTGGTTTGCGTGATTTTCCGTTAGCGGCAACTTATTCCTATAACCTTGTTAACCATGAGCAAGGTAACGATGACAATCAAACAGGAACTCCTGCGGCTATCAATGCTGTTATTGGTTCTGCTGAGTTTGACATTGATGACGGCGATCACTTTGGGTTTGTCTGGAGAATGCTTCCAGACATTACATTCCGTGGATCAAATGCCGCTTCGCCACAAGTCACAATGACGCTAATTCCTATGCAAAACTCAGGTTCTGGGTATAACGATCCTATTTCTTTAGGTGGTAATTCTACGGCCACTGTAATCCGAACATCTACTTCCGTGATTGAACAGTTTACCGGTCAAGTCTATGTTAGGGTGCGAGGCCGTCAGATGATTATTCAAGTTGAATCTAACCAGCTTGGGTGCGCTTGGCAGTTGGGTTCACCCCGTATCGACATCAAACAAGACGGCAGAAGGGGTAACTCATGAGTTTTATGCAAGAATCTCCGCCGCGTTTACCGGCTCCACCGCCAGAATATGAAGCAGCCTATATGGGTCAGATGTTGAACGTGTTGAATTTGTTCTTTCAACGTTTAAACGCTATTCAACCAATCAACATTGCGCGGTTAAACATTAACTTAACAACGCTTCCAACAGAAGCAGATTTACCCAACTTAAGATTGGGTGATGTCTATCGAGACACACAAGACGGTGTTCAAGATACCAGCCAGATGCTGCGAATAAAAACATCTTAATAAGTTTATATGGCATTACCAACAAATTTTTCTAATGCTTATGAAGACGTGTATGACGTTTTTGGTGGGCGGGATGCTACCAACGACTTAGTTATGCAATTTAAAGGTATGGGGTTATCTGATAGTGATATTGTTGGCATCTTTGCCCCGTATCGACCAGCCACCGTTCAAGCCCCCGCCGCTCAACCTCCCGCCGCTCAACCTCCCGCCGCTCAACCTCCCGCCGCTCAACCTCCCGCCGCTCAACCTCCCGCCGCTGTTGAAACTCCCGCCGTTCAAACTCCCGCCGCTGTTGAAATTCCCGCCGCAAAAACTACTGACATAGTAGACGACTACATTGCGTCTATTCCTGAATCTACTATGACGGTAGAAGATTTGTACACAACCATTCTTGGCCGTCCATCAGATGCAGGTGGTAAGGCATTCTGGGAAAACGCATTTGGGCCTACTGTAGATGAGTCGGAAAAAGCTGACTTTTTGCAAGCAGCTAAAGCAGAACTCGCCACTAAAACTAAAGAAGAACAAACAGCGTTGGCTCCTAATCTTGTAGGTACAACACAAACAACTGCGGACACAACCCAAGTTGCAGCAGTTGAGCCTGAAATAGTTTTAACTCCTGAACAAATAAAAGAAATAGAAGAAGGATTAAAAGATATAGATTTTCTTGGACTTAAGCCAGCGAACCAAGGTTTGGGTGGCCCGCTTTTTACAATTGCTCCACCAGAAGTGCAAAATGCGGTTGATTTAAAGAACGGTACATATCTAACTACTACTGGCACAATCGTTAATGCGTCAGGTAACGTGCTTGCGGATACCGGGTCTGCTGCCACTACCACATTGACCCAACAGATTCTTGGGCAAGGACTAACCGACAAATGGCAGGGTCAAGGGCATGGATCAGCTCAAGCTAATGCTGCTGACATGGCTAAGATTTTGACCGGTATTGGCATTACAGACATTAAACAGTTTGGTGAGGTTCCTCTTTTAGCGCCCGTTGAAGAAATTGGTAAAACGTATAACGGAAACCAAGTTGTCAAAATTGACCTTGGCGATGGCGAAATTAGAAATGCGGTATATCAAAGCACTGGTCAATTTGACAGTGATGGCAACGGAATCGGTCAATACGTGCCAATACCTAAAGACGCAAAAATTGAAACGCTTTACGGGGTATCTAATGGTGAAAGCTACGATGCCGTTGACACATCAAAAGTAAAAATAGTAGACGGCAAACCTGTAGTTGATACAGGGCAAAAAACATTTGGTAACAAAGAAACAGGCCAAGCTGTCCCTAATACATACAGTGAACGTCAAACAGGAAATGCGTTTGGCGGCACGTTTGCAGGTAAAGGTAACACAGGTTATCGAGTTCAATTTGCCCCTGATGGAACGCCAATCTTTTACACCACTGGTGCATCGTCTAATGATTTAGCAAATCTTATGGCAGACCTTGGCCCAATCGGTCAAATTGGTTTGGCTATTGCTACGGGTGGTTTGTCTATACCTCAACAGATTGCGGCTAATTTAGCTGTAAACGTTTTAAGCGGTAAAGACCTTGGTGATTCAATTAAAAGCGCTGCAATTAGTTTTGCTGGCGCTCAAATCCCTGGTATGGATTTCATGTCAGATGGCGCTTCGTTTATTAAAGACCTTGGGCTGTCAACAGAACTTACAAACACGCTAACTAACTCTTTCCAAAACGCTGCGGTTTCTGCTGGCACTGCGCTGCTTAGTGGCCAAGATGTTGGCGAAGCCATGACTAGAGGTTTTGTTACCGGTGGTGTTAACGGTGCTGTTAATTCGCTCTTAGGTAATATTGAAGGGTTTGGCGACCTAACCGCTAACCAAAAGAAGATGGTTACCAATGCCGTAACAGGCGTGATTTCAGGTAAACCACTGGATCAGATTGTTATCAATACCGCTATCTCTGCGGCCAATTCAGCTATTGCCGACGCTAAAGGCACAACTGGAAGCCTAGATACAAACACAGAAGATACGCTAACTAAAGCTGGGTTAGTAGACGGCAATGCTGCAACAGATGCCGACACTATTACCTCACTCCTTGCCAATAAAGATGTTGTTTCGTCTATTGGTAGCGATGCAGTTACAACCCCGGACACATTAAACCTCGGCGGTGCGGATGCGCTTGCAAAAACTCTTACAGACGCTAGTACGCTTATTGATACTGAGTTTGGTGACCTAAAAGGCGCACAAGATAGAAACGCCGCAAACGACCAACTGCGGGATACGATTAAAACTAGCAGTAGCTTTAATGATGCGTATGCACTGGCACGTAAAGAACTTGGCGCAAATAAAACATTTGATTGGTTAAACCCCAAGACAGGTAAAGTAGAAAGCTTTAGCACCGCTACAAAAGAAGAGCGTCCAGATCTAAACATTACCGCAGGAGATAAAGCACTTGATGCCTTAAACGCATCTAACTTATCTACAGTAACTGACGCATCCAGTACAGTTGCAGCACAGGGTGATACTGCGGCAAGAAGAGCTGCGGCAGACAAACTATCTGGTTTGGATAATCAATCTTCTGCGGAAATTAGGCGTTTAACAGCATTAAATAATTCTTTAGTACTAGGTAACGCCCCTAACCAATCGACGGCGGAAACCGCAAGACTCGCTGCGCAGAACAGAACTGCCAAGTTGTCGGCTGAAGAATCCGACAGTGCTATTACATCGGTATTTAAAAATGTTACCGGCACGGTATCCGGGGCTTTGGGTGAACAAGCATCTGCTCTTGAAGGGACGCTTAAGGCTAGCGGGGCTATTGGCAAAAACAGCTTACTTGCGGGCATGGCAAATGGTTTGACTTCCTATGGAGCAAATAACGTTAGTACCAAAGCGCAAGATCAAGAACAAGGGTTTATAACTGAGATTGCTAAAGCTGGTAATACTGGAAATTTCTGGCCAGATGCTGGCGCTAAATTAAAAGCACTGCCTTCTGCAATTATTAACAACCCAATTGGTTTTGGCTACACCGTAGTTAAAGAAGGTATCCAAGAAGTTATTCCAATTTTAACTGGTGCAAGTGCGGCTAAGTGGGGCGGCAAACTAATTGGCTTTGCTGCTAACTCTATTGTTAACGGAATCGAAGCTGGTGGCGCAGGGTATAACGGCACGGTAGCTAAAGCCGAAAAAGCCGGTATGAGTGAAGAAGCCGCGCATGCCGCTGGCCAAAAAGCATTTGTTGCTACCGCTACCGTAGCTGCGGTGCTTGGCCCTATTGTTGATGCTCCGTTTATTAAGCGGGCTGCGGGTGACGTAGTTCAAAAGACAACTCTTGGTACAGTAGGTAAATCAGCGGCTAAAGAGATGCCGCTAGAATATGTAGAAGAAGGCGGGGCTCAAGGTTTTGAAGACTACTTTGCTACCGGCAAGGTTAACGTAAACAACATTTTGACTGGCGCAACTGCGGGTATGGCGGTTGCTGGACACACTGTAGCCTCTATCCAATTAGGTGAGATGGCGCTTAGCAAAGTAGAACAAGCGGCTTCTTCTGAAATACTTAACTCTGTTGCTGGCGATAAAGCGGGCGACTTACAGACTCAAGTTGCAAGCACTCTTGCCAATACCAAAAACTTGTCAGACGCCGGTACGCAGATTGCAGCTACGATGCAAGACGCAGGCATGAACCCTGCCCAAGCTCAGTCGGTTGCTAATACTGTTGTGGCCGAGGCGGTTGTTCATAACCTTACCAAAAATGGCAGCGAAGATACTAAGTTTAGCGTTGATAATTTAAATGCGCCTGTTGGTTTTGACACAGACGGCAACGCGGTCACAGTTGGTGACGTGCTTGGTTCTAGCGTAACAGGTAAAGGTACGGACTTTAAAGTCCAACCAGACGTAGTTATTGGAACTGCAAGTGATGGTAAACCCTTAACAATCGGTGATTTGACTGGGTTGCAGGCTAAAGAAACCGCTATTACTACAGACGCAAAAGCAACTGCGGCTGCGGTGGATGCCAAATCAGATGTTGTTACTACCTTAGAAACTGCGGGGCTGTCTGAGACTAAGACCGAAGGTGAGGCTAAAGACGATGTTGTTACTACTTTAGAAACTGCGGGACTAACTGATACTAAAGATGGTACTCTTGAAAGCGTAATTTCAGATACAACCGCAGCAGATGCTAAAACTAAAGCTGATGCAGATGCCCAAGCCGTTACAGATGCTAAAACTAAAGCTGATGCAGATGCCCAAGCCGTTACAGATGCTAAAACTAAAGCTGATGCAGATGCCCAAGCCGTTACAGATGCTAAAACTAAAGCTGATGCAGATGCCCAAGCCGTTGCAGATGCTAAAACTAAAGCCGATGCAGATGCTAAGGCTGCCGCAGATGCCCAAGCTAAGATAGACGCAGATGTTAAGGCTGCCGCAGACGCTCAAGCTAAGATAGACGCAGATATTAAAGCTGCTGCGGATGCTAAAACTAAAGCCGATGCAGATGCCCAAGCTGCTGCGGATGCTAAAACTAAAGCCGATGCAGATGCCCAAGCTGCTGCGGATGCTAAAACTAAAGCCGATGCAGATGCCCAAGCTGCTGTGGATGCTAAAACTAAAGCCGATGCAGATGCCCAAGCTGCTACGGATGCTAAAACTAAAGCCGATGCAGATGCCCAAGCTGCTGTGGATGCTAAAACTAAAGCCGATGCAGATGCTGCTGCTGCAAAAACAAAGGCCGATGCTAAAGCCGCCGCAGATGCCCAAGCTAAAGCCGATGCAGATGCTAAGGCTGCCGCAAATGCCCAAGCTAAAGCCGATGCAGATGCTAAGGCTGCCGCAGATGCTAAAACTAAAGCCGATGCAGATGCTAAGGCCGCAGCGGACGCTCAAGCTAAGATAGACGCAGAAGTTAAAGCCGCCGCAGATGCCCAAGCCAAAGCCGATGCAGATGTTAAAGCTGCTACGGATGCCCAAACTAAAGCCGATGCAGATACTAAGGCCGCAGCGGACGCCCAAGCTAAGATAGACGCAGAAGTTAAAGCCGCCGCAGATGCCCAAGCTAAGATAGACGCAGAAGTTAAAGCCGCCGCAGATGCCCAAGCTAAGATAGACGCAGAAGTTAAAGCCGCCGCAGATGCCCAAGCTAAGATAGACGCAGAAGTTAAAACTGAGCCTGACGTAATTTCTGAGTTAGAGACTGCGGGATTAACTGAAACTAAGCCCGACATAATTTCTGAACTAAAGACTGAGCCTGAAGTTAAGGAAGAAATTAAAACTGAGCCTGAAGTTAAGGAAGAAGTTAAGACTGAGCCTGAAGTTAAGGAAGAAGTTAAGACTGAGCCTGAAGTAAAGAAAGAAGTTAAGACTGAGCCTGAAGTAAAGACCGAAACTAAGGTAACTACCGACCTGCCCAATATTAAAGACGCAGAAAAAGTTATTGACGACCTAGATGATGACGTAATTGATAAAGTTACAACTCTGCTAGACGACCCAATTATTGATAAAATTATCAGTGACCCAACCAAACAGCCGCCACCTAAGCCGCCTAAGAATCCAAAGGATCCAAGCAAGCAAACGGGTCTAACTTGGCCTCAAGCTACCGCACTTGCGGGTTCTTTTGGCGTACCTCAATTGGCCAACGTGTTCTACTACGGCAAAGAATTTGGGGCTAAGAAGCAGAAGGTCGGCAAGTCGGGCAAGTTAGACCAAGAAGAATACAAGGCGCTGAGCGTCACCAAAGCCGGTGCTGAAGGTGAAAAGATTGAGGAAGAAGCACTTGCCCAGAAGGGCAAAACCGACGAAAATGACATTGAAGAATTGCTTAAAAAGATTGAAGGGTCAAGTGACAACGCTGCGACCCCTGAAGAAATTGAACAAATCGTAAGGCAAGGAGCCTAATATGGGTGATGAAATTGACTGGAGTGTAGGTGAAACTGGATACGACTCTGGTTCCCAAGGAGAGCTAGATAACTACCTTCAAAGCGGTGGCTATTATGCAAATGACGCGGTTGCCGACGACGGCACTACCGCCGGTATTAACGCTCAAATTGCAAATCAAAGCAGTCTATTTAGTAGCTCAGATCTCGCCAAACTGTTTAAAGATTCGCCTCTTTTACAAACCTTGGGTGCTGCTGGCTTAGGCAACTTAGCCGACAAGATTTTTGATGTACAAAAAGGCCCCGGTGGTTACAGAGGTGGTATCCCCACTTTAACTGCGTATCGTCAACAATTGCCTATCCCAACTTCAATGATGAATGCAGCGGGCACTCCAATGTTAGATGCAAAGGGTATACCAATCCCCCGCCGACCCGGTTCTGGTGGCGTTACGTATTTCAGCCCAATGCAGTATCTTAAGCCCGGCCAAACCCCTACTCAAACTCCAGCAACCCCTGCGTCTACGGGCATTGCAACAGTACCTGCGTCTACGGCTCCCGCTGAATCTGTTGCTGCGCCTACAGAAGACATGTCCTATCAAAACTTTGCTCGTGGTGGTATTGCCAATTTAGGTGGTTACTCCGATGGTGGCCGCCTGCTCCGTGGCCCCGGTGATGGTGTGTCTGACAGCATCCCAGCTACTATTGGTAAAAGACAACCCGCTCGGTTAGCCGACGGTGAATTTGTTATTCCAGCACGTATTGTTTCTGAACTGGGCAATGGCTCAACAGAAGCTGGTGCGCGTAAACTATACGCAATGATGGACAGAATTAAGAAGGCTCGTGGCAAGGCCAAAAACATTGCTGCCGATACCAAATCAGACAAGCATTTACCCGCTTAAGGAACGACTATGGCTACCCCCTTAACAAATACAGGAGGCACAGCGGCCTCGGCATTGCCCGCTGCTGGTGGTACTTCAGAACAAACTCTGTCTAGTTACATAGGCCCGTATGTAACAAACATGCTTGGCCAAGCTCAAGCTATTGCCAACTCACCTTATCAAACCTATCAAGGCCCAATGACGGCTGGTGAGTCTGGCCTGCAAAGCAACGTGTTTAAAGGTTTGGGTAATCTCGCGTTTCCTACTCAATTAGGTCAAAGCTTTAGTTCTACTAGCGCATATCAACCGCCAACTATGGGTACTAATGCTTATACCCCCGGCGCTATTGGTACAGGTACAGGTGCGGGTGCAGGTATTGCTGGATTAAACACTGGAACTACTGGCGCAACAGGTGCTGGTACTCCGGGTATTGCTTCTCAGTACATGAACCCGTACTTGCAGTCCGTGCTTAACCCACAGTTGGAAGAACTACGCAGGCAGTCACAGATTAATATGCAGCCCGGCTTAGCTAAGATGACTCAAGCTGGTGGTTATGGCGGCGGTCGTCAAGCCATTATGGAATCTGAAGCTAACCGCAATTTGTTGCAAGAGCAGAACAAAGCAATCGGCCAAGGGTACGCAAGTGCGTACGACAAGGGTATGGGTCAATTTAATACTGAGATGGGTCAAGCTAAAGATCTTACCAATATGATGGCCAATGCGGGTCAAGCACAACGTGGTATTGAGCAAGAAGGTATCACTGCCGACTACAATGAGTTCTTAGCTCAGCGCGACTACCCAATGAAGCAAACACAATACTTGCAGTCTATGTTGCAAGGTCTGCCTATCTCTACTGTAACTAATAGCCCATTAGGTAAATCCGGTATGGGTCAGCTAGCCGAGATTACTGGTAGTTTGCCTAGCGTTGAGCAGACGCTTAAAGATCTTGGTTTGATTCCTAAATAAAAGGTGGCAGCATGAACTTAATGGAAGTACAAAGCAGGCTAAATAAGCTGCCCCCTTTACCCGAGTCAATCCAGTATTTGACGTCAGCGGCTCAAGGTGGTAACCCCCAAGTGCCTCCGTTTATGGCGCTTGCTCGTATTAGCGAAATCAATAAAGAGATACAGTCGACGCAACAAGCGCAACCCCCTGCTGAACCTTTAAACGAAAGCCTACCTAAGCAAGCCCTGCAAAGTATGGGTATTGGTGCATTGCAGCAAGGACAACAGCAACAAGGTATGCAGCAAATGGCTCAGCAAGCTGGAGCCGCGCAACGAGCAGTGCCTCCCGGTATTCCTCAACCAGTGCGTCAACAACAGCCTCAACCACAACAGCCAATGCCCCAACAAGCACCTCAAGGTGCGCAACCCGTTCGTATGGCGGCGGGTGGTGGTTTGATGGGTGTTCCTGTTGACCCGCGCATGTTTGAGTACGGCTCAGGCGGCATTGTTGCTTTCAGTGGTGCAGACGGCGATCAAGAAGTTGAAGAAGATGATGAAGATAGCGTGGAGTCAGGCACTCTTAGTAATGCCGCTGAGTATGACGCGGCAGCAGAACTTCGCCGACTCCAACCTCAGTTTGAAGCGCGTATGAAAGCGGGTGCACGTCCTGTTCGTTCAACCGCAAAAATTGAAGAAGAATTAACTGCAAGAAAAGATTACGGCGTTGATGAAGGCCCAGTTGGTAAAGGCTATTTAGAAGGTCTCGCCTCATTAAAAGAAGCTAAATTAGCGGATCGCGCGCAACGACAAGCAAACCTCGATAAAAGCAAAGAATTTATAACGCCTAGAGCTCTGCTTGATTACAGCGATGCAACTCGTGGTCAAACAGGTATGGGTGGAATTGGTGCATTAGCTCGCAGCCGCATGAACGCTACTGAAAAATTCATGGGCGAAGAAACTAACTTGCGCCAAGAAGGTATTAAAGTAGATGAGCTTCTTAACGAAGCGCAGTACAAAGTTCAAGCTTTGCGTCAAGCTCAGAAAAGTGGTGACATTAAAGCAGAACAAAAACTTGATTCTGATTTGGCTAAGATTGCTAAAGACTTGGACGTGGCTAAGAGCAACCTTGTTGGTAAAGCTCTTTCCGGTAACCTTGGTGTTATTAAGAGCCAAATTATGGCCGACGCTCAAATTCAATCTGCAAAAGAAAGAGCCAAAAATAAAGGCGCTGGTGGTGCAAAGAAACCCACTGACTTGGGTACATCTTACGAGATTGAATTAGCTGCTTTGATTGCTGAAGGCGAACCTGACGACGCAAATACACGCAAGCGGGCTATGAATATAGCTCAAGATCGTTTAAGCAAATCAGCTAGTACAAATCGTGTAGAAGTTAGCAAAGTTGAAAAAGCCAATCAAGAATTCCTTGAAAGATACTACACCCCAGAATATTCAGACCTGCGCAAGATGCGCAAAAAGAACCCAACTGAATATGCGGCGGGTATTGCTAAACTTAAAAACCAAATTAAAAATGAGTTTGGAATAGCGCCAACTGTAATGTCTGGAGGTAATGCGCCAGCCCCTGCCGACTCTCCAGCCCCTGCTGCCGCTCCAGCCGTTTCAAGCACGCCGCCTGTAAGTAAGTTAAAAGAAGGTGTTGCAACAAAGTTTGGAAACGGGCAAACTTGGACTCTTAAGAACGGTCAACCAGTACAAGTGAAATAATATGGCAAAAGACGAATGGTCGGTTGTTTCCGAAACTCCAGTCGGTGCAGCCGATAGTTCTGGCTGGGAAGTTGCGTCTGAAACTCCTATTGCCGCTGCCCCTGCCGTTGCCCCTACGCAACAAATGACGCCCCAGCAGATGGAGCGTTTTGTAAAACCTGCGCAACCAGTACAGCAAACGCCAGCGGCTCAGCCTTTCTTGCCCCCACCCGTGCCTAAAGCGGAGCCTGACAGAAGTTTTTCTCCTCTTGAAGAAGCTAAAAAAGGCGCAGTTGGCGCGGCTACTGTTGGCATCCCAAGCTCGGTTGAGCAGTTTAAATTAGCCGGTAGTGCTGAAGTTCTTGGTAACACCATCCAACGCTTAGAGTTGCTGGACAAGATTGATAAAGGGGAAATTAAATCTCCTAACGAGTTACCTCGTGACCCACAAGCACGTATGTATTTTGCCTCTAACCCAGAGGTGCGTGGCCGACTGCGTCAAGCAATTAATAATGACCTAACCAAAGATCAAACATTTGTAAACACCTCTCTTGGTTTACTTGAGCAATACAAGCGTGAAGGTAAGAAATACGAAGGCCGCCAAGAGAAAGTGCTAGAGAGCGAAAGCGCCGCAGACTTTGGTAATTGGCTGTCTAAAAACATTGGCTCGGGCGCTGTCTACGCTATACCTTCTATCATTGCCGCTATTACCGCAAAACAACCGGGTCTGCTAACTGTCGGCACGGGTATGGGTTATACCGAGGCGGTTAACAATCGTCTAGATGCACTGGCCAAGGAACTGCAAACCCTACCGCCTGAGCAAAGAGCCGCTCGTGTAGCTCAAAGGCTACAAGAAACTAACGATGTAAACACAGCCATTGCTGTAGCTTCTGGTGCACTAGATACAGTGCTTGGCCCTGCCGCTTCTATTGCTAAGCAAGGCATTAAGAGCTCAATCCAAGGCATGGGCCGTAGGGGTGCGGCCAAAGAAGCTATTAAAGAACTGCCTAAACAAGCTGGGCAAGAGTTTGTAGCTGGTAGCGCTCAAGAAGCCGCGCAAATTGCGGGTAAAGTTAATGTTGGCGAGCGCGATAAGTTTGCCACAATGGAGACCGCCAAAGATGTTTTGGAATCTGGACTCGCCGAAGCCGCTGGTTCTCTTGGCCCAACCGCTGGTATGGGCGCACTGCGTGTAGCTGCAACACCAAAAGCTGAAGCACCTGTTACGGAAAAAGTTGAACCTACTTTAGACCCATGGACGGTAGAAGAAGAAACCCCCCTAGCTCCTGTTAATAAGCGCCAAGCACTCAAAGATGCTTTAGCTAAACGCATGAAGCCTGCGGTAGAAGAACAACCTGCGGCAGAGGTACAACCTGCGCCCCCTACGGTGGTATCGGAAGCTGCTCCTACTGAAGTAACTCCAGAAGTACAACCTGCGCCCTCCCCAGAGCTTGAAGCACTTGTAGCAAAATACAAGAAGCGGGGCTACATGCCCGAAGACGCCGCTACACTAGCGCGTAACGAGATTGAGGAAGCAAATGCGCCTATTGAAGAGGGAGCAAAAGATGTTACAGAACCTATCAGTAAAGCAGGTGGAGAGAGCCCTGCGCTACCTGCACAATCAGCCGACAACGTTCCCGCCACCACAGGAGTTGGAGAAGCTAAACGAGATGGAGTGGTTCCTGTTAGAGCGGATGTTGCAAAGCCTGTTGAAAGAGAAAGAGCTAAGCCCGTTGCAGTAACAGACGCAGATATAACGGACACTGTAAAGTATTATGAAAAACGAAATGAATTTCTTAAACAGCTTGATGAAGCAAGCGAAGAAAGCTCGGCTCTATTAGACAAACTAATTGATTTAGATAGTGTTCGCGCAGCAGACGTTTTAGACGACAATGGCAAACCGTTAGTTCTTGATGAAAACGGTAACTATGATTCAGACAAAAAATACGAAGCTGTAAAAACTTTAGAAGCCAAGCGTAATGAGGCTTCAGCTAAATTTGATGCTGCTATTCAACAACTTGATGAACTTGATGCCGCTAGAGAAGTAGCAAAGAAAACCCTTGTAGAAACTAAAGGAGCCGACGTTGGCACTAAGACCCCTAAAACCGTCCAAACAAAAGAAGAAGGACAAAAAGCACCAGCAGCCGGAGCAGTAACCGGCAAGCAACGTGGTCGGCCAAAGGCTGACATTACTGAAGAGAAGCGTGCGGAGAAAGAAAAAGCTCGTACCGAAGGCCGTGCTGAGTACATGAAGGGCGAGCGTGCTCTACCTAAACTTCAGACCCAACTGGAAGAAGCCGCTACCCCTGTTGACGAGACTAAGTTTGCCGACGACTTAGATTTAACAGTTGCCCAAGACGAGAAGCGTGCGCTTAAGCGAGACACCATCAATGCAATGATGGACTTGGAAACTAAGCACCGTGGTACTGCTCTGGGTAAACGGGTCAAAGCCGCACTTGCTGATCGCACAAAGATTTCTCAAAGAGACTATGACGATGTGCAGGCTGGGCGCAAGTACAAATCTCAAGAGCGCGTAAACAAAAGCTCTGCAAGTAACGAAGAAGTCGAAGCCGCAGACGAAGGGTTTAAGAAAGCTAAGAACGCCGCGCAAGCTGTGGGTCAAGTCATTAAGACGGGAACTGGCATGCAAAAGTTCTTGGCCAAGCGCCTTCGTGGACTGGTCAATGGTGTTAAGTTTGTTGTAGTTGAAGAGACCGACCCCCTACCAGAACAACTGTCCCGCCATCAAGAGGCTTGGGGCAATGACAACTCCCGTGCTCGTGGTGTGTATTTTGAGAACACAGCTACCGGTGAAAAGATTATCTACGTGCGCGGTTCTAGCGCGGGTGACTTCCAAGGTATCAATAACACCACAGTACTGCATGAGTTACTGCATGCTGCAACGCAACAAAAACTTGAGCTAGCTCTTCTTGCGGTTCAACGTGGGTTCTCAGGTGACGCTAAGTTAACTCGTGCGTACAACAAACTCCTTGACGTGATGAACAACGCAAAGGATGAGTACAACCGACTGTCTAACTTGGGCGAACTGCCCACGGATATTTACTATCTGAAGACTGTGTCTGGTGTGTTTAGCAACCCGCACGAGTTTGTTTCTTACGGCATGACCGACCCCTATTTTCAAAAGTTCCTGATGGGCGCTTATGGCTTTGAGGAAGACACAGGTCTGTTCAACCAATTTGTAGACGCAATCCGTGAACTGCTTGGCATGGGGCTTGACTCCATCAATGCTCTGTCTGACTTAATTCTTGTTACGGATGAAATCTTGACGGCTAAGCTGACGCCGACAATGAAGATGATTGTTAAGGCTGACAAAGCCAACGCAGTCCGTGAAGGTCGTGGCGAGAAAGTTTCTGCGTCTAAAGCTAAAGCTAAGGCCAACGCCAACGCTAAAAAGATTACCGCTGCTGAGAAAAAAATCCTGCGCAGCAAAGAAGCGCAAGATGTAGTCGACGGCATTGACACAATGGTTAAGCTACGCGACCCGCAGATTTTCTTGGACACTCTTGCGTCTATGTGGTACGGGCTAAACGTAACAAAACTAAAAGCGTTGATGCCTTCTATTCAAACCAACATATTGGCTGAGTGGGGCACTAATCTTGGCATTAAACACATGGACAAAACATGGCGTGCAATGGAAGATATGAGTGCTATGCGCATGAAGATGCTTGGTGGTGCTTCAGATGTAGTAAACAAATGGCTTAATGTACAACCCGGTTTGTACGGCAAACTTATTAAAGGCAAGAAGAATGAACTTGCTGAATTATCTGCTGTGATGCACTACGCCACGGACAAGAGCATTGACCCTGCTACAAACAAGAAAGACGCTACACTTAACAAGATGTGGGATGGCCTGAGCGATACAGCCAAAGAAATCTACGTTGATGTGCGCGACTACTATAAATCTAACTTTGACTTGTACCGCTTGTTGCTCAATGCCCGCATAGATGCAATGAAGATCCCCGGTGATGCCGCTGACCCTGATACACCCAAGGGCAAGCTAATGGCTGAGATTAAGAAGATGTACGAGACGGCTAAGGGTCTATCTCCATACTTCCCATTGATGCGTTACGGTGACTACTGGTTGCGTGTTGGCTCTGGCAAAAAGAAAGAGTTCTACATGTTTGAGAGCGTAGCCGACCGTGAATTGTTTATGCGTCAGCGTGTTCGTGACTTACAAAAAGAAGGTGACACCCGCAGTCTGTCTGAGATGAAGGCCGATGAGGATATTGAAACCGGCAACGACTTAAAAGGTTTGCGCGATAAAAGTACGACTAACGACACTGCGCCTTTACTAAAACAAATCTTTGAGTTGATTGGTGACGGCATGAGTGAAGTCGATGCCGAGGCGCTTAAGGATCAAATCTATCAGTTGTACTTGACTACGATGCCGGAGCAGAGTTTCCGTCGTCAGTTTATCCATCGTAAAGGCACTGCTGGTTTCTCGGGTGACGCACTGCGCAACTTTATTACGTCTTCCACCAATATGGCCAACCAACTTTCGCGGTTAAAGTACGGCCCAGTAATGCTTCGTGAAGTTGATGCTGCCAAAGAAAGTCTCAAGGGCAACCCTGATAAAGATAAATTGGAGATGCTGGTCAACGAGTTAGGTGAGCGTGTTCAGTTGGATGTTTACCCACCTGCGGTAGATTCTTTTGCGCAAGGTGCGGCTAACGTTGCTAACAAAACAGCGTTCCTGTACTTTATGACTTCTGTGAAGACTGCTGTTGTTCAGTTTTCTTCGTTGCCTATTTTTGGCGCACCTGTCCTTATGTCTCGCCACAGTCCCGCCGGTGTAGTTGCTGAGATGGGCAAAATGATGTTGGTCTTCAACGACGTCGGCGTTATTGATAAAGATGGAAAACTCAGTCAAGTGTCCTTGGCAAACTCCCGTCGCGTTAAGATGAATGAGGAAGAGCAACGGGCTATTGAAGCAATGACAGACCGTGGTGTCAGTGAGATCACGATGGCCTATGATTTGATGGATCGCCGCAAGACTCCGTCAACTAAATACTCTGGTGCGTGGAAGACTGCAACTAACATGATGGGTGGCTTGTTCCACCACGTTGAGCGTTTGAACCGTGAAGTCATGTTTATGACCTCGTTCCGTTTGAGCCGTAAGCCCGGGCCAAATCAACTATCTTTTGATGACGCGGTCGAACAAGCGGTTAAGGATACTTACGATGCTCTTGGTAACTTCTCTGAGCAAAACCGTCCACGCATGATGCGCGGCCCAGCCGGTCGTACGCTATTGCAATTTAAGACTTTCCCTCTTTTCGTAACTACATACCTAACCCGTAATGGCTATCGTGCTATGGCTGGTATGGATGCGGCGGCTAAGAAAGAAGCGGCTACTCAATTGTTTGGCACTTTGTTTATGTCTGGCTTGTTAGCTGGCTACGTTGGTGTCCCGGGTATCAGTGCGGCTATGGGTGCTATCCAAGGCATTATCAATTCAATGCGCGATGAAGATGATGAAGACCCGTTAGAAGAGCGCGACCTTGAGTTCTGGTTCCGCAGTGTGTTTATTCCTGAGTTCTTTGGTGAAGCTCAGATTGGTGGAAACAAAATCAGTGACATCATTGACTCCGGTTTGATTGACACTATCTCGGGCTACAACATGTCTAATAGCTTGTCGATGAATAACATGTGGTTCCCAGACTTAAAAGAGCAACGCACTCTTGAAGACACAGTGCGGGAATACGCATTGTCGTTGGCAGGGCCGTTTGCTAGTTTGACATTAAATCAAATACCTTCAGCTATCCGGCTACTGCAAGAGGGTAAAACCATGCAAGGCTTGGAAAGACTTCTCCCCGCCGCTTTGCGTCAGCCGTTGACTGCGGTTCGGTATAGCGAAGAAGGTGCTACAACAAGTACAGGCGCGGTTATTAGAGAGCCTGAAGAGTTTACAAAGGCGCAACTACTTGCTCAAGCAGCCGGTGCACGGACTACAGGTTTGGCCTCTGCGCAAGAAGCTAACTTCAAAGCCAACGCACTTAAAGCTAAAGTGATAATTGAAAAAGGCAAGCTCGTTAATCGTGTTGACCTAGAAGCTACACGAGGCGATGACGAAGCCTTTGATGACGCACTGGAAAAACTAATCGCGTTTGGTGCGCGTAACCCACAAGCTAGGATTGATGGTGCAGATTTGAGCAAGTTAGTTCAAGCGCGTATATCTAAGCGTGCTAAGGCCGATCGTGGGTTTGATGTGGACAAGAAGTTCTACCCATACTTGGAACAGTTGCTTGAATCCTCTCGTGAGAAGCTCGAAAGAGAAGCGGCGAAATAAAAAAACCCCCGGGGATTAGCCGGGGGTAAAAGGAGGGCAACCAAAATAAACCGTCGGCAACTGCTTCCCGACA